AGGCGGTACTTGTTTAAGCCAGATCCTGTTCGTATATTCACCCAAATAAATGGTTATGAAAGCAAAAGGAATTAAAGCAATGATGACGGCCCTTAAAGCAAAGGGTGTTCATGTATGTGGAACCACAGATGAGTTTTACAGTACCAAAAACGAGAACAATGGTATCTGGATCTCGGCTGAATCAACTCCATCCCTATTTGATTACTGGAGTGAAGAATGGGGTGGTACGTTTGGTGTAAACCCAAAACTGAACACGATGGTGGAAGACAATGGTTGGTACTTTGAGTGGTATGATCCAGGAACTATGATGGTGTGGGAGAATTAAAAGATCCTTGCCGTACCGTCTGACGTACTACCTGACGGCGTACATGTAGGCCGATAGTACTGACGACGGGACCACGCGCGGTAATGTCCATCGATGGGGTGGGCATATACCCGCGATTGTAGATGTAAGATTAGAGCCCTTATAACCTTTACCCCCCGACTAGTATATACTTATATCTCCAAATAACCCATTTCGGTAAAACGTCATATGTATTGAAAAAGAGATTTAACAAAAGATTTGTTGGCTACCGAGGAGGATATACGTATATTTAAGTGTTGATAAAAAATAAATAAACGAAGGAAAAAAACAAAGGTTATGCTAGCAAATTTAAACACCATCGAATCATTGAACAAGGAGCAGGTTAAGCAAACAGCCCCCAGTGTATTCACTAAAACCGGAGCAAGCAATGTATCCGAAAAGTACTCACACATTCCTACCGAACGAGTTTTGGACGATATGGCCGTGTTGGGTTGGAACGTAGTAGATGCTAAAGAAATCAAAGCACGTAAAAACCAAGGTTTCCAAAAGCATATGTTGGTGTTTGCCAACCCCGAAATCGTAATTAATGGAGCAGATGGCGATACGGTTTTCCCTCGTATTCTGTTGACCAATTCACACGATGGTAAAAACGCATTTACCTTCCAAGCGGGTCTTTTCCGTTTGGTTTGTAGCAATGGTCTTGTAATTGCGGATGAGCAATTCAGTTCGATGAAGATCCGCCACATGGGGTACGATTTTGAAGCCCTAAGTTCTTTGATTACCGAGATGGTAGAGAAACTCCCATTGACAGTTGAGTCAATGAACAACTTCAAAAACAAGCAATTGTCGGAGGAGCAAAAACAAAAATTTGCCCTCGAGGCTCTCGGTTTGCGTTTCGATACCGAAAACAAAACCTTTAACGTAGATGAGTTTTTGACCCCAACCCGCAAAGAAGACGAAGGAAACGATTTGTGGTCGGTCTTTAACCTAGTACAAGAAAAATTGGTGAACGGAATGGTTGATTACCGAGCCGGAACCAAGCAACGTAAGGCCCGCCGTATCAAGAATTTCCAACAAGATATTAAACTAAACAGCGAGTTGTACGAGCTTGCCCTTGCGTATGCCCAGTAACCAAAACATAGTATGGCTAAACGGAACATTTGATGTGCTCCATGTGGGGCATATCAAACTATTCCGCCACGCTCGTAAATTGGCAGGTCCGGCAGGTAGAGTAGTTGTCGGAACCGATTCAGATGAACGCATCCGTGAATTGAAAGGTCCAACCCGCCCAATCAACAATGTTTTTGACCGCGTTGATTTCCTTCACGCTATAAAATACATTGACGGTGTAGTCACATTCTCGAGCGCGGACGAGCTAGAAGCGCGTATAAAGCAGTTTAGCCCCGATATTTTACTAATTGGAGACGATTACGTTGACAAACCTATTGTAGGAGCTCAATACGCCAAGAAAATTGTTTATTTTCCGAGGTACGGGGGTCTTTCTTCAACAAATATTATTGGTCAATAGTATATACGGATATGAGGATAGGGTGAGGTTGTAAGAAACCTTTCGAGGAGGCTTGGTTACCTGAAATATTGTTCGTATATTTAAGCAAATAAGGAAATTAAAAATAAAGGTCATGGATATGGTTCGTTTTAACGATACGTTTTTGTTCACTGCTGGTTTAGCATTTTTCATTGGAGGTTTTTTTACCGGGAATCTTTTCTCATATTTTATGTTTGGAGGTTGTGGTGGTTTGCTAATCAAGCACCTTATCGAAGATTCTAAAAAGAAAAACTAATGAGTTATTATCAATCCCGCCCTATTCGTGATCATATTAAAAGAATCACACCCGAAGAAGCAGAACAGTACATTCCGCTTAGAGAAGACTATACGGGTTTAACGGTAGACCGTTGCCCCTATTATACAATGACTGAGGGGGATGATGAATGGAGTTTAGTCACGTATTTTACCGGAAGGAAGCGCAATAAATATGCTAATCGTACTGTTGATTATGATTCTTGGGTGTATGTTTTATCTAATCCCACAATGCCTGGTTACGTGAAGATTGGCTTCACCGACAAAACTCCCGAAGAACGAGCTTCGCAATTGTCAAAGTCAACAGGTGTGATTTTGCCCTTTAAAGTTGAATGGGCTTTCCACTGCTACAATGCCGAAGCACTTGAAAAAGAGATCCACCGTCATCTAGAAGGATCTCGCATCACTGGGAATCGTGAATTCTTTGATGTATCTTTAGATGAAGCAAAAAAGGTTATAACACAATTTGGTCAAAACTATCTATAATGGAACAATTTAAAAAATCGCTTGTAGAAGCAATCGAAAACACAAACGAGGAATTTGAATCACCCTCTCGCGAATACACTAAAAATGATCTAGTATTCATGGCTGGTTATAAGCAAGCACTCCAGGATATGCTAGAGGATTTCACTGACGACTACGATAAATTTTTAAACGATCTGATCAAACAAAGTTTGAACTAATTTGGGGGAGTAAGATATACTTCGTATATTTACCTCAATAAAAAAATGCCGCCTTGGTGAAATAGGTAGACACAAGGGACTTAAAATCCCTCGGGCAGTAATGCTCGTACCGGTTCGATTCCGGTAGGCGGTACAAAGTGTTCTTTGACATATAGGATAAAAATGCCGAGGTGGTGGAATGGTAGACACGCTGGTCTTAGGAACCAGTGCCTTGTGTGTGCGGGTTCGAGTCCCGCCCCCGGTACAAATAGTCAGGTGGGCGTAATGAGGCATTGGTGGCCGAATCCTTTATGGTTGCTTCTCCGGTTCGAGTCCGGCCCTGACTACACTTCTAGTGATGTGGAGGCGGATAGCATCTTCCTTAAACTTGTGACAGCTCGGAATAGACGAGCAACATAGTCAGGTGGTGTAAATGAGGTAACACGAGGTTCTATTCCTCAATTTCCTAAGTATGGGAAATTCATTGGTGAGATACAGGTTCGAATCCTGTCCTGACTACAAAAAAGGGAGACAAAGAATTCGATTCGGCCACAAGCAGTTCTAGAAATGTGAAGTGGGGAGCTCTTTAATAATATTGGAAAAGGTAGTTCAAGCTGTAATAGATGATAGTGTTAAAATGATGAAAAAGGGTTTAGAGTAATCAGAGTACAAACAAATCATCTATCAGAAACCCTGAAAGACCCAGAACCTTTTCCTTCCTTATGGTCCGGTAGCTCAGCTGGATAGAGCATCGCACTTCTAATGCGACGGTCTCAGGTTCGAATCCTGATCGGATCACTACATCGCGGGATAGAGCAGTGGTAGCTTGCAAGGCTCATAACCTTGAGGTCGGAGGTTCGAATCCTTCTCCCGCAACAACGCAGTCAAGTGCTTAGGTTTCTTTGTTCCTAGGGAAAAACAAAGTGGAGCTACAGTGGTAGGTTATGGTTGTCCTATAACAACCAGCTTGGAAGGTGGGTGAGTGGTTAAAACCGGCAGACTGTAACTCTGCTCCCTTACGGGTACGGCGGTTCGAATCCGCCCCTTCCAACTAAACACTGGCGTATATCTCCTCAAGCTTATACCTTGTAGAAAGAGTAATTGGTCACATGAGAGTTCGAGTCTCTCTTCGCCAACCAAATTTGGCTTCTGCTATTTTTGTTATTATATTTATATAAATAAATTAATTAATTAAATTTTAAACATGAAAAACGCAATTCTTGCACTCGCAATCGCAGCCGTAGCTGTATCTTGCACTCAAGCTTCTGAAGAAGCAGTTGTCGAAACTACTGTTGATACTACAGTAGTAGTTGAAGACACTACTATTACTGATGTAGTAGTAGAAGGCGAAGAGGCAGCCGCTGAATAATACTGAGTCTAGCCTGAAATCCAGAGGTAGCAATACCTTTGGTTGACTTCGGAGAAAAGACTTCAAAGTGAGAGTACGTGAACCGATAGCGTCTTAGAAAAAACCTCTCAAATGCTTCCTTAGCTCAGCTGGTAGAGCCACTGATTTGTAATCAGTAGGTCGTTGGTTCGAATCCGACAGGAAGCTCAGCAGTTACCTGATTTAGCACTAGGACGGTAACAACCATTGGAGGAAGCTAATCTCACGAATGGTCCTGTAGGTTGTCGATTAATCGCGTAAAGTTTCCTACCAGGTAGAGTAGGTAATTCCTTTTTGGAGATAAAGCTCTACCATTTATTCTTTCTTAGCTCAGTTGGTTAGAGCATCTGACTGTTAATCAGAGGGTCCCTGGTTCGAGCCCAGGAGAAAGAGCAAATTTATCCTTTATGTTTTCCCCTATAGCATATATGTATATGCAGATGGATATCAATAAAATATTTAATTTATTTGATGGCTCTTCTCTCGAAAATCAAGCAGAAGCAGCCAGCGATTCTATCATTATCCAAGAAACACCTATGTTTTGGATTGGAATGTTTAAAAAGATTATCTTAAACAATTATGTATTTTATCATCAAATAAAGAATCACTTACCTGAGGACGTTATTAAAGAAATAGATGGTGGAGACGATTTAGCAAATATGGTTACATACTCAAGAGCATGGTTTTATATCTCTAAAGTGGATTTAAAGCGTAGAGTAGACGTAGATGCTTTATTTACATTTATGGATAAAGATTTATTACACACAACTAAAATGGCGATTCGTTATTTTGAGGGTGTAGAAGAGTACGAGAAATGTGCTCATATTAAACAAATCCAAGACATTGTTGAAAAAATGTTGGATAAAACGTGATTCTATATCACTCTATCATTATATTAATATATAACTAAAAATTCGATTATGCGAAATCCAGACTTGGCGATGCAAAAACTAGAAAAACTTAATGGTAAATTGACGACCATGAAAGTTATGATTACACGCCCTACCACAACCACAGAACAATATCACCAACTTATTAAAGATGCCGAAGAAGTTATTGAAGATCTTAAGATGATGGTTCAACGTCAAAACTAATTTAAATTAAAGTTATGAATCTTACTGCTGAACAAATCCAAAACAATTGGAATGTATTTTTGGGTATTATTGAAGAGCATATCTCTTCACCCCGTAAAGAAAAACTATTGGAATTTTATAATCAATATGCTGAGCGTATTATGCTTATGCCTGCTGCTCATAAAAAAGAATACCACAATGCTTTTCCTGGGGGTTATGTAGAACACGTTATTCGTGTTGTACGTTGTGCTCTAAAACAACACCAATTGTGGTCTGATGAAGGGGCTGATGTATCTGGTTACACTATTGAAGAACTAGTATTTGCTGCTATTAATCATGATTTAGGTAAAATGGGAGACGATCAACACGAATCCTATATCCCACAAACTGATCAATGGCGTAAAGATAAGTTGGGTGAAGACTATATGTTTAACACTAAACTTGCATTTGCTTCAGTTCCAGACCGTGGTTTGTTCATGCTTCAATCACATGGTATCCAGTATACGTTCAATGAGATGTTAGCCATTCAAACACACGATGGTTTGTATGATGAAGCAAACAAGAAATATCTTATGACTTATATGCCTGAGCAAAAACCACGTACTTGCCTTCCATTCGTTCTTCACTTTGGGGATATGATGGCTGCTCGTATTGAATTTGAGCGAGAGTGGTTACCTAAATTTAACGGAGAAACCCCTACTAAAAAGAACTTCAAAATGGAAACTAAAAAACCAGCTCCAGCGGCTGCAAAACAAAAGGCACTTAGTTCTGTTAGAAGTGAAGGTTTAAAAAATCTATTGGATAATCTATGATTTATATTATATCCCTTTTATCCCTATTGGTCGTGGTCCTAGGATTCACGACCTTTAACCTTTTACGCAAGGTTGAACAAGGTGAAGACGAACTAAAACGAAGGCAAGAAGCTATCATATCCTATCAGGAATATATTAATGGTTTAGGTAGTACAGTAGAATTTATGACTAAACGTATTGACGAAATCGATTCACGAGGTACTTTTAAAAGCGATGATGAAGTAGGTTTTTTCTTCGAGCGACTTAAAATGTTGAACGAAATGTTAAAACCCTACAATGTTAAATTATGAGTGAAATAGCCCCAAAAAAGAAAAAAGGTATACAATACTTTACTCAAGAGACAGAAGATGCAATTGTAAGGTATAATAAATCAACTAACCAACAAGAAAAGGAAAAAATATACCATAGATATATTCACTATGCTTTCTTTAAGTTAACCGAAAATATTATTCATACCTTTAAATTTTATTATACCGAGGTAGAAAACATTGAGGATCTCCAACACGAGGTGATTACCTTCCTTCTCTCTAAAATGCACTTATATGATCAAACCCGAGGATCTAAAGCATACTCTTACTTTGGTACAATTGCTAAACGATATTTAATTATATCAAACACGCGAAACTATAAGCGAAGAATTGATAAAGCCCCAGTTGAAGGAGTAGAGGAAGATGAACGTCATTCATATCAGATAGATGAAATGACAGCAAGTGATCCCTACCAAGATAAACTATCTATTTTTATAGACCTTTATACTGAATATTGTACTGAAAATATTTTTGAATTGTTTACTAAAGACGAAGACGCTCAAATAGCAGATGCTATATTGGAGCTATTCCGTAAAAGAGAAGACATAGATATATTCAATAAAAAGGCCCTTTACATATATATAAGGGAGCAGGTAGATGCTAAAACTCCTAAAATTACTAAAATAGCTAACCAGCTATACGATATATTCAAACACAACTATATATTTTATTTAGAACAGGGTTATGTAAACTTTAAATAACCCAGTATTTATAACTATGAGCCAGTTTGATAAAATAGTATTCGGTAAGAAAAAATTCTCTGATCTTTTAGAAGAGATTTATATTAACCAACAAAAAAAGGATAAGCAAGTAAATGCTCTTGTTAAAGAACTGCAACCTATGATCGAAGAAATAGGTGATGCTACTCTTATTGTTCCATTGATTAAAGAGTATATGGAAATAGGAGTTAAAAACGATGATCTTTTAATTAAAATGGCTGCTTTAGCACAACGTGCTATGAACAGTGAAGGTGGAGAAAGTTCACTAGGAATTTCAGACGAAGAAAAACAACAACTACTTGATGAAATAAGCAAGTTTAAACCTGAATAGTAATGGCTAGTAGTAGGGGTTTAATAGCTATTAACAATATAGCTAATAATTCTAAACAAAATAGTTTTAGTACCTTTACTAATCTAGGACTTAATAGTCTTATAATAGCAGGACGTGTTATTAGTATTGTATTAGATGAGACCCACCCACGATTTGAGGAATTTGGAGAATGGAATGGTTTAGGAACTATAGAATTTGATTTAGTAGATTCACCAACCCCAGCAAATCAATTATATCCTACAGCTCGTCCTTTAGATTCTTCAGTTAAAAGTTTTCCTTTAATAAATGAAATTGTTTATATATTAGCTTTACCTAATACTAATATAGGTGAATTTTCAACTACTAAAACTAATTATTACATAAACACTGTTGGGATTTGGAACCACCCTCACCACAATGCTTTCCCACAAAACTCTAACATACTTCCCCCTTCTCAACAAAAAGATTATGTTCAAACTGAGTTAGGTAGTGTAAGAAGAGTAACAGATCAGTCTACTGAGATATTTTTAGGAAGAACCTTTATTGAAAGAGGAGATATTCATCCCCTTTTACCATTTGAGGGCGATAAAATTATAGAAGGAAGATGGGGCAATTCAATTCGTTTTGGTTCTACAGTAAAGAATGCTCCAAATACTTGGTCTTCAATTGGAGAAAATGGTGATCCTATTACCATTATTCGTAACGGTCAGGGTAATCAAACCGATGAAGGGTGGATCCCTACTATAGAAGATGTTAATAATGATGATTCATCTGTTTATTTTACTAGCACTCAAAAGATTCCTTTAGAAGCCTCTAGTACTTCTTACTCTAGTTATTCTTCTAATCCTCCAACTAAACCAAACGAGTATGCTGGTAGACAAATTATTTTAAATTCTGGTCGTTTAGTACTTAATTCTACCGAAGACCATATATTATTATCGTCTAAAAAAACGGTAAATATTAACGCTATAAGCGGTTTTAGTATTGATTCACCCCAATCCGTGATTCAATCAAATAGTGTATTATTAGGTGGAGTTAACGCAACTGAACCTGTTTTAAAAGGTGATACTACTATTAACATTTTAGTAGACCTAGTCAATCAGTTACAAGCTCTAACTATAGCTCTCCAATCAGTTACTCCACAAGCTGGACTAGCAGTAGCACCAGCTGCTGCTCAATTAGCTCCTCAATTAGCTGTTATAAGAACCCAACTTCAAACTACAACTAAATCACAAGTAAGTAAAACATTATAATGGCTGGGATTGATATTAATACAATATTAGGGGCAATACCTAACAAACAAACTGCTGTTCAAAAGTTAGCTACACTTTTGATAAGAAAAGTTACTGAAAATGAAAATTTAATACAAGCTCCTTTAAATAATCTTTTAAATCAACTTCCTACAGATGGAACATGTCTTGAACCAGCTTTATTGCAGAGTGTTTTAGATAAAAGAAATAACATTGTAGATTTTTTAAATAAATTTGGTAATTTTTTAGATGTTACAACCTCTACATATACAGGAACTAATGTAGCCTTTAATGCTCTTTTAACTACTATTAGAGGCATTAATGTTAGTAAAATAGCAGCTTCAGGAGGAGTTAAAATTCTTCCAACTGCTCCAGGTTTTGTTACTGCTCTTTTAAATGATTTAGGAGATTTATCAGATAAATTAACATTTGATTCTTTAGGAGAATCTAAATTATCTAAAATAAAAAGTGGGTTAGATACTTTAAATGTGTCTTTAGCTATAGTTTCTTCTTTTATAAAAAATATAATCCAAATTTTAAATAGTTTAGATGCTTTATTACTACCATGTCTTAATGAAAATCAAACACTAACCCCCGTATCTGATAATCTAGTAAAAATCGCAACTGATAGTACTCAATCCATAGATAATTCAACTTATCAGGGATTTATATTTCAAATAGAAGAAGTACCTTTTAGTCCTACTGTAACTCGTAGAAAAGCTATTGCATTTAATCAATCTGGTGTTCCCTTATTAGAGACACCTTTATCATTTACAACAAACAACCAAACATTAATCGATGAACTTAAGCTAATAATTGACAGAGATAATTTAAAAGCTTACTAAATTCAATATTTATAACAGATGAAACCAAGTGAATTAAAATCATTTATCAAAGAAGCAGTTAGAGAAGCGATCCAAGAGGAATTAAAAGATATCCTTTTGGAAGCTGTTCGTGCTCCTAAAGCACCAATCCAGGAAACTTATAAGATGCATCCTGTAACTGTTGACGCTCCTACAACACAAATCCCACAAAAATCAGCTACTGAAAAAAGAGCAATGATGGAAAGTATCATGGGAGATATGCGAAGAGGGCAAGATACTCTTTCATTTAACTCAGCTAATGCTGTAACTGCAAATACTTTACAAGTTGCCCCTGGTATGAATACTACAGGGGATGGAACCAAATTACCAGAAGGTAATGTTGGTTTAGATATGATTATGGGTCTAATGAAAGGTAAAAAATAATGGCATTCGGAGCACAAAAGATATTCCCAATAGACACTAAGCCCGGAACGGCTGTTGGTGTTGCTATACCTTTTAATGCTCCAGGTGTATTTTACTCTACTTATACTACAAAAGATGCTGTTAGGAATAACTTACTAAACTTTTTTTTAACAGACCCTCCCGAAAGATACTTAAATCCAACATTTGGGGGTGGATTAAGAGCTTTTATTTTTGAGCAAATTACTTCTAATAATCTTGATAGTTTAAAAGAAGATGTACAATCTAAATTAACCAACTACTTTCCTAATGTAGTTATAGGAAGTTTAAAAGTACTCCAAGACCCGGATTATAATACTATAACTGTATCTTTAACTTATAATGTTGTAGATACTACTATATCAGACGAAATTCAAATAGCATTCAACTAATGGCTGTAAGACGTAACATACAATATATAAACAAGGATTTTACTGAGTTAAGAGCAAGTTTAATTAACTACGCTCGTACTTATTTTCCTACAACCTACAATGACTTTAGTCCATCATCTCCAGGTATGATGTTTATGGAAATGGCGGCTTATGTAGGTGATATACTTTCCTTTTATCTTGATAATCAAATTCAAGAAACATACTTACAGTATGCTCGTCAAACAAATAATTTATATGAATTAGCTTATATGTTTGGTTATAAACCAAATGTAACACAAGTTGCTTCAGTTAATGTTGATTTTTACCAACAAGTCCCTTCAACTGGAAGTCCTGGAGCAAAATCTCCAGATTTTAATTATACTTTATTTATACCTGAAAATACTACAGTAGTATCTTCAGCTTCAGGAAGTATATCATTTATTATAGAAGATCCAGTTGATTTTAGTGTTTCTTCTTCGGGTGACCCTACTGAAGTTACCGTGTATGCTATTAATAACTCAGGAGACCCTACTTATTTCTTATTAAGAAAAACACGTAAAGCTATTTCTTCTACTATTAATA